TATTCAACCACCACTACTGAGTTGACTGAGACAGAAAACATTGAGACCTACGCAGATGCTTATGGTTATATCAAGTCTCAAGATGATGACTTCTACTTCGTTAATGCTGAGACCCATGAGCCTTCTGATGTAGAAGCTCTTGCAGAGATTGTAGAAGCTGAGAAGCGTATTTACGTGACCTCTACATCTGCTGCTCAGGCTAAGAACTCCCTAGTGACTTCTGATATTGGTTCTGTATTGCAAGCAAAAGACTTAGCACGTACTGTTGTAATCTTTGCTGAGGATGATACTGAATACCCTGAGTGTGCCATTGTAGGCCTACAAGCTCCTAAAGACCCTGGCTCAACCACTTGGAAGTTTAAGTCTGTATCAGGTGTTACTGTAAGTCGCTTATCAACTACTGAAAGCCTTACTTTGAAAGGCACACGTTTCGATTATGGTAAAGGTTACAACACCTATGAAAATATTGGTGGTCGTAATATCTTTGCAGAAGGTCGTATGGTAAACGGTGAATTTATCGATCAAAAGGTCGCCTAGTAGAGAAATCTATTAGTGAAAACTCTGTGAATTCGGGGAACATCTTACCAAGTAATGTTGGAGACAATCCCGAGCCAAGCTTTGTGAGAAATCACATTGAAGGTGTAACGACTATTATGTAGGGCCAAGTGGCTCGAAGCGCAGAGGCTCTTACCAAGTAATGTTGGAGAGTGTGATATAGTCTTGTCTATGTGGAAACATATAGCTGCAAGTAATGTTGCGGGCATGAATTAACGACTCATGTTGAAAATTACGATTATCCGTTTCGCAGATTGGTTAGAAGCACGTATGCGTGAGCGTATCTACCTAACCTTAGTAAACTCTGAAAAGATTCCTTACACTTCAGCAGGCTTTGCAATCATTGAAGGTCGTATGCGTGAAGTCCTTAACGAAGGTGTTGCTGTAGGTGGTCTTGCAAGCTATACAGTGAATGTTCCTAATCCCCGGTCACTTGATCCGAACCTACGTGCAAATCGTGTTGCTGAAGGCTTCTCTTTTGAAGGTGTCTTAGCAGGAGCCGTCCATTTTGTAGATATTCAAGGGCGACTCACGATTTAGGAATAATTCTCAATAGGGCGTGTAAAAGCGCCCTTTATATGAACACCAATACAAGATTTAGGAGATACTTTATATGTCTTGCTTAACAACTTATTCACCAGAATTTACTGATTTGATTGTCAGTAATGATAACTTCTCAGGGGTGGTTACAGGGTTTGCTGAAGGTACGTTCCTTTCAGTAGAACCTTTCGAAGATCGTATGACGGCTGTTTACGGCGCAAAAGGGGAATCTTACCGAGCTGTGTCGGCGGTTAAGGCTTTCGACCTCACTGTAACACTTTCACAAACTTCACGTTGGAACGATATTTTCACACTATTACTCCGTAATGATCGTGACACTCTTGAAGGTACTTTCAATGTAACCATCAAAGATTCTTCTGGTACTACTATCTTCACAGACCGCTGTGCTTATATTGGTACAGAACCTACCCAAGCCTTCTCAGGTGGTGGTACGATTGAATCACGCGAATGGACTTTACACCTACCGAATCCCGAAGGTTATATGATTGGTGGTAATAGTCGATTCACTCCTGAACAACGGGATGCTGTAGAAGCGCTTGGTGGTACTGTTCCTGAACAATGGCAACCTCAAGACTAAGAAAAACTTTCACAATACCTTGGGCAGTTTAATCGCTGCCCATATCTTTGTGAAAACCTTTCTTAGCATCTTTATAAAAGAAGGTATCCATTATGTCTTGCATACGAACATACGCACCTGAAGAAGTCTCTTTAACAGTCGCTTTACTATACAGTGTCCAAGGGTTCTCACCAGACACTATCATCCGTATTAACAAAGATGACAATTACTTCAACACTTCAGTAGGTGCTTCAGGAGGTGTTGAAAGAACACATACCCCTTCCAATGTCTACACTCTCGAAGTAAGCCTCTCCCAAACCTCCCCTTCCAATGAAATCTTGACAGCGTTAGCAACACTTGACGATGTTTCCCGATTAGCAGCTTTCCCAATCTTCGCAAAGGATTCATCAGGGCGCTCTCTCTTTCTCGCCACGTCCTGTTGGATTGAAAGACCTCCCGAAGTAAGCTATTCAGCTAATCACGAAGACCGTGTATGGGAAATCAAGTGTTCAGAAATGGTGTTTAACCTTGCTGGTAATGGTGAGGATGAGGGACTTGCGACAGACATTGCAAGACTCA